TCTTCTATAATCTGGTCTGCTACCTCTGGTATAGTCATTCCGTTGAAGACGTTGGTCATAACTACTTCTGTGTTCGTTATTAGGTTTTCCACACCTTGCTGGTTTACCTGCCTAATCAAATCACCGGTCAGATTGCCTTGACTGAAGCCAGCGAAAAGCTCCTCTCTCTTGTTGTTGAACTTATCTAATTCCTCTACAGTACCAGATATAGCACTTGCGGTATTACTAGCTATCTCTTCAGCATCTTGACCATTGTTTGCTAAAATTTGTGCAGATATTTTGTCATATTCTTCCATACTGTCTATACCGTTTCTGACAAGAAAATCATTGAAGTCTTTATGTTCTTCTGCTAAAGCCGCTCTACGTAGCTTCTTATTTTGGAAATCACCTCTACTTGTAGCCACCGCTCTAGCATCCATAAATTCTTGTGCTAGAGCCCTAGAATCAATATCGCTAACAATCTCTACTTCTCTTGCTGCTTCTAATGTAGCCTTTAGATTTTTAGCATCATCCACCATACTCTTAGCAGCTTCGGTACTACCATCCTCAAAGCTCTTTATTATTCCTTTCTGCTCCTCTATGGCCGCATTTATGTCATCCATACCCATAGCATCTGACAGTTTGTGGGCCTCGGCAAAATCAATTAGACCTTGATACCCAACTAAGAATTCATCTTGGTCTTTGGTTAATGACTTGTACGCTACACCCACAAGTGCAATAGCCGCACCAAAAATACCAAGAGTAGCAGTGAAAGCCATTGATGCGGCAGTAGACGCTTTAATGCCAGCAGCTAAAAACTTATTAGCTATAGTTAATTGTACGGTGCTAAATATATTTAAATTTTTACCTGCAGTATTAACTTGCATAGCAGTAGTGTTAGCTATTGTGCTATGAGTAGCGTTTATCTCAGTCAGCATCTCCTTAAATCTAGCTCTGGTTTTTTGAGTCATCTTAAATATTTGCACACCCATAGCACTAGTATTAAGAGCCAGACCTAGATTCACTGCGTGTTGGTTTTTACCAAATATCATCAACATAGAACCAGCACCAGCTAAACCGGCACTTAAGCGATTTAGCATTGTTGATTGTGCAGTCATTCGTGCTACTGCTTTTTCATTGTTTATGTCCTCTTGTCTGTTTATGTCTACTTGAGCCTTAGCCGCCCTTAGTTGCATTGTACTCTCTCGCTTTTTAGCGAGTGTAATTTGATTAGTAAGCTCTATAGCCCTTGCTTGTAATTCATTTGATTTGCTTGTAGTAATATTTATTCTCTTCTGCTGTTGTAGGTTTTGTTCTAACTGCATCTCTAAATTCATTCTTGCTTTAGTAGTAGCCTCGGTTCGTGTCATATACCTATTTAGTTGGTCCCTATCCTTAATGCTATGCTCTATTCTATCTTTATTTAGTCTTGCTTCAGTTTGCTTTAGATTAGTAAGGGCAGAGTTGTATATCTGTAACTCCATTGTATTTCTTACTAACATATCGAACCTGTTTTTGAGATGAGCAGTGCCAGCTAGAGTAACCTGTTGTTGTGATTTTGCTATAGCAGTTTGTGTTTTCAGAGCTATGCTCATGTTAAACAGAGCCATAAGCATATTAGCAGTAGGTCCTAAGAAGGCATTAGCACCCATAGCTAATTTACCAAACCCTTGTATGGCAGCGCCTACAACGGGTACAGAGTTAAGCCTTAGAAAAGCTTCACCTAGAACTATAGTAGCCTCATTTAAGTCAGTCATTATAGGTAGTAACTCATCACCTATTTCTGCTTTTACATTCTTTAGCCTAGCCTCAGACTGTTCCAACTGGAACAGCTCAGTTTCCCTTCGTCTTTCGACCTCATCCATAGCAGGGAACAGAGCTTCTAAACCTTCTCTTTCTAGCTCCCTAACTCTATCTACGTTTTCAAGTAGCTTGATTAGCCTTGTGTAGTGTCTGTTACCTGCAACCGATTGTGCTAATGATTGTTGCTCTACACCACTCATCGTTTGATATTTAGCAGATAAATCCTCTAGTACATCGCTAAAGGGCCTCATAGCACCTGTTTCAGTATCTACTACAGTTATTCCTAGTTGCTCTATAGCACTTCTAGCACCATTTGTGTCGGCCCCTAGTCTAGCATATATCATACGCAAGGCACGACCACCCTTACCTTGTTCCTCACCAGCCTCAATTAGAGTGGCTGACATAGCAGCCATAGCAGCGATGCTTTCGCCTGTCAAGTTTGCTTGCGAAGCGAATTGATTCATAACGAAAGTTATCTGTTCCATCGTTGCAGCAGAACGGTTTTCGACAGTGTTAAGTTGGTCTAGTATTTTTATAGAATTATTTCTAACTTGATTTATTCTTTGTTGCTCTGTGGCATTGTCAGACAAACCTTGTGTCATAAACTTGGTCTGCTGTTGTAAGTTAATCATCCTCTGCATGGCTTCTTCTGTACCCATACCGCTGATAAGCCCGAATGTCATACCTAACTCGGTTCCTACACCGGTAGTACCAGAGCCCAAAGTACCAGACAATTGTGCCATTCTAGCAGATGCTTCAAACGCTTGGTCTGCCGAGAAGCCAAACGCAGTACCTATGTTTGCTATATCAGCAAACACTTCTGGTGTCCTGTCAGCCTCTTGAAGAAACTTATCAAACTGTATTCTAGCTTCCTCTATCTCTCTAGATATAGGTACTACATCTTCAGCCAAATCTGTAAATATCTGACCTAAATCTTGCCCAGCCTCATGTATTCCAGAAAACGCATCTAAGTAAAGAGCTTCAAGAACAGTGGCTGCTGACTCTGCATCCTTAATTAACCTAGATGCTTGGAACGTACCAACAACGTCGAAGAAAACCCTTGAAGCACCGGCACGAAGCACTATCATTGCTACGGCGCAAGCAAATAACATTAGTGGCGTAAAAGAAAGAACAAGGCTATTTGCTTCTATCATTCTCCGTCACCACTACTCTTTGGGTCGTTTTCTATAGGGACCCCGCTTTCTCTCAACAGGTCGAGTAGCTCATTATTGTTTGATAATAGTTTGCGTTCCTCACGCCTTTGGTTGCGTCTAGCGACCATACCCTTTACATCTTTATTTTTGGCATCTTTTGTAGCTTCAGATATCTTATCGTTGATATTAGCGGCTACAATCAAGTCCATTTCCATAAGGTGACGACCACCCTCTACCGAATACTTGAGCCATAGGTCAGACGGTAATATTCCCTTAAAGGCCATGCAGAGGCTCGGTGCGACCATTAGGAACTCTGAAAAGGGACTGCGCCCTCTTCATCGTCGCCACGGACAAACGCTAGTATCTCATTTAGCTCGTCAAAGGTAAGCGTGTTAATATCTACATCCTCATCCATAATACAGGGAGGAATCCAAGCTTCCATCTGTGCATCTATGCCAGCATCCATGTCATCAAGCATCGAGGCAAACTCCTCGTTCTGCTCATCCGTCCATTTGCTAGGGTCGCCAGCGTGTTGCATCTTGCGAAACGCTCTACCCTGCTTAGTTGTAATTTTAAGGCGCTCCATACCAGAAGCTTGCCTTACCCATATTTTTTGTCCATTATCTAACTCTATCTCTTTCTTCATGATTGGCATGTTACCACTCTCACTCTAATCTCCAATACTAGATAGTATATTTAAGGAAATTGTTATTCTTCTTCCTTCTTTTCTATCTTAGGAGCTGCTTTAGGGGCTGCTTTAGGGACTACCTTCTTTGCTACCTTCTTGGGAAACCTCTTAAGGTATTTTAGAGCTTGACTCTTAGACTTTTGTGCTTTCAAGATTTCTAGCGAAAGCTCATCCAAATCGTAATCCTTTGCTAGGTCTTCGTACAACTAACCACCTCATGCGTCGTATTGTGTGCCTGATAGTTGAGTGCCGGATGCTGTGACCTTCATACCACCCAAGTCGTCATCATATAGGCCCACGAAGTTTACGGTCATGGTGTTTGTGTCCCTACCACTTACACTAGCAGAGGGTGCTTCAAACCTAATGTTGAAGAAATCAAAGTCAATAAAGTCTGCACCTGCTTCGTCCTTTAGCTTTAGTTTTAGCGAAGGAGCTGCGCCGTCATTGTATGCAAGACCATCTGATGCAACCAAAGCATCGTAGGTAGGCTCTGCAGCAGAGCTTGTGTAAATTACCTTGTTAAACTCGATTGTACCGCTTATTTCTCTGCGCTGTGCTGGCGGCGCTCTGATATACGAAGCGTTACCTAGAGAATATGCGTTATCTGCATCCCTGTTTAGGTTGATGTCAAGAGAGAAAGACTTGACTGTTGCTACTGCCGCACCATCTGTTGAGCCATCATCGAAACTGACTTCTCCGTTAGCGAAGTAAAGAGCATCAAGGGCAACACCATCGAAGCTGGGTGTAGCAAGAGAAGCTGTTGCTGACTCAGACTTACCCATGAAGCCAACGCTCATCATTACGTACTCACCGACGTTTGCGCTGATACTTAGCGTGTTG